GGAGAGGGAAAAGAAAGTATTTCCGTTCCTGACGGAACGGGCGGCCAGCCGCCTGCCATGACCGCCGAGGAGCGGACGAAGCGAGAGCTTTGGCGGGCAGGGAAGTCCCTCCTCCGTGATGCCGGACTGCCGGAGGCCCAATGCGGGAGCTTCGTCGGGAAGCTCGTCCAGGACTACGGCGACGCCATCGTGATCGACGCCGTGCGCGCGGCCGTTGTGGCACAGCCGGCGGACCCATCCGAGTACCTCAAGGCCACTTGCCAGCGAATGCGCGGTGAGCGAAAGAGCCCGAACCGGCAGGAAGCGCTGGAAGCCAACAACCGGGCAGTGGCCGAGCAGGTCGCAGCCGAGATCGCGGGAGCCGCAGCATGACCCCCCAGGACGCAAGCAGATTTTCCACGCTGGTGGCGGACGTCCACGCGTTCTACCGCCAGGACTACTCGGTGTTCGCCGGGAAGGTCTGGTGGCAGGCGATGGCGCCGTTCTCGTTCGAGGCTGTGGCCGAGGCCTTCAACCGGCACTGCGTGAACCCGGATGCGGGGCAGTTCATGCCGAAGCCGGCAGACGTGGTGCGGATGCTGCAGGGCTCCACACAGGATTCTGCGCTCGTGGCCTGGGCGAAGGTGGATCGCGCGGTGCGCTCGGTTGGCACCTACAGGTCCGTCCGCTTCGACGATCCCTTGATCCACCGAGTTCTAATCGAAATGGGTGGCTGGATGTACTTGGGCGGGAAGGGCGAGGACGAGTGGCCGTTTGTCCGCAATGAGTTCGTGAACCGGTACCGCGGCTACCGGATGCGCAATGAAACGCCGGACTACCCGCCGCACTTGATCGGTATGGCCGAGGCCCAGAACGCCAAGAGCGGGTTTGCCATCGAGCAACCGACGCTCATCGGTGATCCGGCGCAGGCGGAACGTGTTGGGCTGGGGGGCACGAATGCTCCGATTCTGATGGTCACGCGAGCAGGCGAGCGGGCTGCCGCTGGCGTCCTGAGACTGGCTGACGCCAAGGGGCAAGCATGAGCATGTGGGGGCGGTATGCGAACGGACGAAGCCTGGCGCCACGAGTGCGAGGTGCGATGGCTGTCGGGAAGGTCGGACGCGGACGTGACGGCGTATCTGGTGAAGGTGGAAAAGCACCGGGGGCGGCCAGCAGCGGTGCAACTGGCATCGGACATCCGAGCGCACCGACGCGCAAGGCGAGCAAGTACGGCAATGAGCGGCTGACGGTGAATGGCGAGACGTTCGACAGCCGGCGCGAGATGGAGCGGTACTTCCATCTTCTGGTGTTGCAGCGGGCCGGACACATTTCGCAGCTGGAGCGCCAGGTGGTTTTCATCCTCGCGCCCGCGGTGGTCATCGGCGGCCGGAAACGTCCCCCGCTGAAGTACGTGGCGGACTTCGCCTACGTCGAGCGCGGCGCAAAGGTGAAGACGGTGGAGGACGTGAAGGGCGTCATCACCAAGGAATACCGGATCAAGCGACACCTGATGGCGGTGATGGGGTTTGAGATCAAAGAGGTGCGGTGATGGGCTGGAGCCTTGGATATGACAGCAATTGGAAGCGGGATGTTGGTTACGGCGTGCCGGCCGAGTGCGACCACCCATCGTGTTGCGAAGAGATCGATCGTGGGCTGGCGCACGTCTGTGGTGGCGACGTCTACGGAGGTGAGCGCGGATGCGGCCTGTATTTCTGCGGGAAGCATCTGTTCCTGTATGACCGTCTACCGCAGCTGTGTGAGCGGTGTGCGCCGCGCCGGCGCAAGCCGTTCCTGGCGAAGCCGGATCATCCGGCCTGGATCGAGTGGAAGTTGACCCACGAAAGCTGGGCGGAATGGCGGGCGGAGAACCCGGAAGAAGTGGCAAAGATGCAGGCAACCAAGGAGGTCAGATGAGCAACGCCATCAAGGTTCACGAGTCGTCTGTGGACGAGAAGCGATACCGCGCCGTGCTGGATGAACAGCAGATTCTCAGTGTCCTTGCCGCGGTGATTGCTGCCCAGGCCGGCGTGGATCTTGACGCCAAGAATGTCTCGCTGCGCACGGTGCACATCACTTCCCGTACGGGCAGCCTGAGCAGCACCAACAGGTACGAGGCCGTTGTCGAGATCGTGGTGGATCAGCGGGCCCAAGACGAAGGCCAAGCTGTATGACGGCCGCAGACATCTGCGACTGGTTTGCAGCCCTGGTGATGGCGGGCGTTGCGCTTCCAATTCTGTGGGGGATGGTTCGATGACCATGCTATGGACGGAGGCAGAAATGGTGAAGCTGGCCGATCTGGTCAGCCAAGGGCTGAAGTGGTCGGAGATCGGCTTCCGGTTGGGACGGAGCGGCAATGCCGTCCAGATGAAGGCGGCAAGCATGAATCTCGGGCCGAAGCCGTTCAAGGGCAAGCGGTCACCGGTGTGGCGACTGATCGTGAAGATCTGTGCAGATGGCCGGCCTCGCACCGTCCATGAGTTGGCTGCCGTCACCGGCGTGAGCCGCGTCCGCATCGACTGCCTTATGAAGGAGCACCACGCGGCACGCGAAGCGCACAGGGCGGACTGGCTGAAAAGTCGTCGAGGACCGCCTAAGCCGCTGTGGTTGCCTGTAGCCGGAAAAGACGCCGCGAAGCCGTATGTGCCGACCGCCGCCGAGCGACAGTGCGCCCGCATTCGTCGAATGAAGGAAGAAGACCCGCTCCGCTACAAGGCAATCGTCGACCGTTGCACGTTGCGGCGGAAGCTGAAGCGCGGCGCCGTGTCGCAGCAGCATCCGGTGGTGCAGGCGCTCTTTGGCATGGGGATGTCGGCATGACAGAGAAGCGGAAGGGCGGCCCTCTGTCCATCCTGGCGGCGAGGCTCTGCGATAACCCCGAATTCCGCCGGATGGTGGCCGTCCGCACCGGCAGGCCATGCGAGACGCCGGACGACGCGCGAGCCCGCATCCTGGAGCGATGCGGCGTCACGTCCCGGGCGGACATCGACCACGTGCCGGAAGCGGAAGCGGAATTCCACGCCGCATTCCGGCTGCCATGGATGCGGTGGCAGCAAGGCGCAAGAAAACAGAATCAGTTCACGAGATAACCGGGGAGCCACAGAGATGCACGAGACCGAGATCCTTTTCAACAGCGCGGACAGCGCACTCCGCTTTGCGTTCTCGTACTCGACGCAGCAGTACAGCCCGACGCCCATGGCGCGCGCGATGCGCGGCGGCAACGTTGGTACGGGGAAAGGGCTGGCAGGGGTGGACGGAGCTGGGCAGGCCGGCATGGTGCGCGCAGAGCTGCGGGACTTCAGCCTCTTGCACCAGGCCGTGTTGATTGCACAGTTCGCGCCGGCGGAACTGCCGTGCGATTGCACCGCGCCATGCTGCTCAGGGAGGAAGCCAAACCGGGAATGGGGTGAGGCCGTGTCGTTCCTGACGGAACATACCGCGCACCTGTTCGCGGGATCGCTCTCGCACTACAGGCTGAGACGGATCCTGATCGAGAGACACTTCGGCGCGCACCGCGGCGCGGACGGCAAGAAGATCACGCTGGAGCGGGTGGCCGAACATTGCGGCGTGCACCGGCAGACTGCGTCGACGCATCACCTGAAGCTGCTGACGTATCTGCGCGGCAAGAAGGGCGTGGGAGGGGAGGTGGGCATCCAGGCGATCGCCTTGCAGCGTGCCGACGAGCTGCTGCGCGACCGTGGCCTTGTGGGGATGGAGGAGGCGGCATGAGCCAAGACGCGGTTTCGGAAGTTTCCGAAAGGATCTGCCGGGCGCTGCTGGGTGATGCGCGGAAGGTGGACTGCGACATCATCGAAAGTCACATCCGGGAACTGCTCTGCGCCACGGCGCCAGAACCCCAATCAGCCATTGGCGTGGGGGACGGCTCCGGTGCCCTGTTCGTCCATGGGTCGTATGAAGCGATTCGACGCGTCCGCTCGTTCATTTTCGACGCTGAGAAATGGCGCACCCAAAGCGCCGTGCCGGCACAAGACACGGCGCGACTGGATTGGTGATCATCCCGGACATCGCTGTAAAGGTCCCTTGATAAACATCTCCTTGACCTTTCGACATTTTGTGTCGAAAATAGGCCTCATTCTGATACACCGCAGAATTGCATCTAAAGCCCGCTGAGCGAAAGCCAGCGGGCTTTTTCGTTGGAGATTCCGCCGTGAAGAAGCTGCTTAGTCGTTGGTTCGTGAAAGCCAGTGTAGCGTTTAGCGGCAAGACCGAAGAGCGACTGGCTCGCGAATGGGTTTGGTACTACTTTCTGTATCGGTCGCGCATCCGTGCCTACTGGCTCGCGGTCGCCAGTTGATCTCCGATCCGATTGTCTCCTCCCCGAAGTTGCCTCGGGTTTGGGTATGCCGGCCTCTGGCCGCCGTACCCGTTTCTTCTTCGAAGGGATTGGTCGATGGCTGATGTCAAACAGCGCGGCCGGTTATCCATGTTGGGCGGTAGAGTTCCGGCCGTTGACGGTCGGACGCCGACTATGCAGCCCGGTTCGTGGCGCACCAGTGCGCAGACCAGCGGGCAACGTGGCTACGACTATCGGTGGCAGAGGGCACGGGCCGCATATCTGCAGCTGCACCCGTACTGCGTCTACTGCCTACGTGACGCACGTATCGAGGGCACAGGGTTGGCCGACGTGATCGTCGAGTGTGCGGAACGTGCGCTGCCTGTGCCGTATGGCAACGTGGTCGACCACATCGTCGCGCATCGCGGCGACCATGGGCTGTTCTGGGATGAGTCGAACTGGCAGACGCTGTGCCAGACGCATCACAGCCGCGATAAGCAGCGCCAAGAGAACGCGGCATGATTCCGTTACTGAAGGTTGGCACGGTCCTTGTCCAGCTCCACTCAACACCTTAACGACATAAAAACAAGAACCGAAAGCAGGGCGAGGTCTCTGGCGCACCGTGATGGTGCGGCGATGGAGAGCCCGATGAGGCGTCCAAGTGCGATGGGCGGTCGCCGTGCTGCCCTTGCCGGTCCCGCCGCGGCCGGGGTTCAAGTGACGGGAGGGGCACCCCAAAAGTCCGGCCGGTCCGCCGGCTCTAGACCACTCGTTCCCTCACGCGCAGAAAATTTCCCCTCCAGTCGGTTTTGTTAAAGCTTTAACACGGCCTCCGCATTAACAACATTACGCAACCCATTGAGGCTGAACGGTAAACGTCCGGCGCGATGTTTAACATTTGGACCGCTTTCTGGCGGGTTTTGACATGGCTCTGACCGGCAAGAAACAGAAGTTTGCCGTGGCCAAGGGCAAGGGCATGTCCAACAAGGACGCAGCAATCGAGGCTGGCTACAGTCCAGCCTCTGCGGCCGCGGCGGGATCGCGCTTGGCGAAGGACCCGGATGTCCTCGCGCACCTTGAGCGCAAGGCAAAGGCAAAGGCTGTCAAAAAGCCGGCACCCCCAGCGAAGACGGTGCCGAGCAAGCCGGTCGCGCCGCGCGAACCAGTGGAATCTTTGGATGAAGAGGCGGCGGCAATGGCCTTCGATTGGGGGCGGGCGACCCAATTCTCTGACCCCAAGGCATTTCTGAAAGCCGTCATGAATGACGTAGAGATCGAGCCCAAGTTGCGAGTGTTTGCCGCGAAAGAGCTGATGCCGTACCACCACCGGAAGCTGGGCGATACCGGAAAGAAAGAGGATCGACAGGATGCAGCCAAGAAGGCGGCGACTGGCCGATTCGCCGCCGCGCCACCACCGCTTCGCGCAGTGAAATGAGCCAATGGAATGGACAACCGCTTGCCCCGACTGGGCCGACCGCCTTCGGGAAGGGCGCTCGATCATTCCACCGCCGATATTTGCAGACCAGGCCGAGCAGGCGCTCGACATCTTCAAACAGTTGCGGATCGTGGATGCGCCTGGCAGCCCTACGTTCGGTGAATCGTGCGCGGAGTGGGTGTTCGAGTTGGTCGCATCCATCTTCGGCGCATACGACGCCACCAGTGGTCGGCGCCTGATCACTGAATGGTTCGTCTGCCTGCCGAAAAAAAACTCGAAGTCGACGATCGCGGCCGGCATCATGATGACGGCGTTGATCTTGAACTGGCGGCAGTCCGCGGAATTCTCGATTCTGGCGCCGACCATCGAGATCGCGAACAACAGCTTCGGGCCCGCGCGGGATTTCTGTGCCGAGCGGATCGACGAGGACCTGAACGCGCTGCTGCACGTTCAGACGCACATCAAGACGATCACACACCGGGAGAGCAACGCCACGCTGAAAGTCGTCGCGGCCGACTCCAACACGGTAGGCGGCAAGAAGAGTGTTGGAACGCTGGTGGACGAGCTGTGGTTGTTCGGCAAGCAGGCGAACGCCGAAAACATGCTCCGCGAGGCCATCGGAGGCCTGGCGTCACGTCCCGAGGGCTTCGTGATCTATCTCACCACGCAGAGTGATGATGCTCCGGCGGGTGTGTTCAAGCAAAAGCTGCAATACGCGCGCGCGGTGCGTGACGGACGAATCGAGGACAAAAGTTTCGTTCCCATCATCTTCGAGCATCCCCCGGAGATGGTGAAAAGCGGCGATCACCTGAAGGTAGAGAACCTTGGGATGGTCAATCCCAACCTTGGGTACTCGGTCGACAGGCAGTTTCTGGAGCGTGAATTTCGCAAGGCGCAGGAGGGCGGCGACGAGTCCTTCCGTGGCTTTATGGCCAAGCACGGTAACGTCGAAATCGGCCTGGCGCTGCGCTCCGACAACTGGGCGGGCGCGGCGCAGTGGGAGAAGCAGGCGGCGCCCACGCGCTGCACCTTGCCAGAGCTGCTGCGCCGCTGTGAGGTCATCGACGTGGGCGTGGACGGCGGTGGCCTGGACGACTTGCTCGGGCTCTCCGCGGTAGGCCGATGCCGCGAGACTGGCGACTGGCTCGCATGGTGCAAGGCATGGGCGCACCCTATTGTGCTGGAGCGCCGCAAGTCGGAAGCCGCGAAGCTGCTCGACCTGTCTGCCGCTGGCGATCTTGTGATCGTCGACGAGATCGGCGAGGACGTCGAGCAGCTGGCGCAGGACGTCAAGCAGATCTACGAGGCCGGGCTGCTCGACAAGATCGGTGTCGATCCCAGCGGCATCGGCGCCGTGCTCGACGCGTTGTCCGCAGCCGGCATCCCGGAAAAGAACGCCAATGGCGAGGACATGATTGTGGGCATTCCGCAGGGTTTCAAGCTCAACGGCACGATCAAGACCACGGAGCGCAAGCTCGCCGAGGGCACGCTGTGGCACGCCGGAAGCGCGCTGATGAACTGGTGCGTCGGCAATGCCAAGGTGGAACCTCGCGGAAACGCCATCCTGATCACGAAACAGGCCAGCGGCACGGCCAAGATTGACCCGCTGATGGCGCTGTTCAACGCCGTCGCGCTGCTGTCGCTAAACCCCGAATCGATGGGCGGTCTGGACGACTGGCTGTCGAATCCGATTGTGGCGGGCCACGCATAATGAAATTCAACCTCACACGTGTTGCGCACGGCGTCCGCGCGGCCATCGACGGCTTTGTCCGCTCGTTCGATCTGACCGATCCGGAGCTGTACACGCGCACCGCGGCGATCGAGGCAGGGGTCGAAGTAACGCCCAAGGCCGTGATGCAGTTGGACGCGGTCTGGAGCTGCGTGCGCCTGATCTCGGAGACGATCGCGAC